AGCTTTAGATATATATGCTGAAGAATCAACAACGCCAAACCAAGATGGTTATATTTTACAGATCTATTCTGAATCAAAAAGAGTAAAAGGAATTTTAACGGATTTATTTAATAATGTTTTAGATATCAATACTAATTTACAGATGTGGACAAGAAATACCTGTAAATACGGTGATAATTTTGTGTATCTTAAGTTAGACCCTGAGAAAGGTATTGTTGGTTGTATGCAATTACCAAACATTGAGATTGAACGTTTAGAAAGAGGTATGGCGGCAAAAGCAATTAATGCCGAAGTAGACCCAAAACAAAAAGGACTAAGATTCCATTGGAAGGTAAAAGACATGGAATTTAATAGTTGGGAGGTCGCACACTTTAGATTATTAGGTGACGATAGAAAACTGCCTTACGGAACTTCCATGTTGGAGAAGGCAAGAAGAATTTGGAAACAATTATTATTATCAGAAGATGCGATGTTAATCTACAGAACTTCAAGAGCACCTGAAAGAAGGGTATTTAAAGTATTTGTTGGTAACATGGACGATAAAGATGTGGAAGCATATGTACAACGTGTGGCAAACAAATTTAAACGTGATCAAATTGTGGATAATAAAACAGGTAATGTTGATTTACGTTTCAATCAAATGGCGGTGGATCAAGATTACTTCGTACCTGTACGTGATGTTTCACAAACAATGCCAATTGAGACATTGGCAGGAGCCCAAAACTTATCTGAGATTGCAGATATTGAATACATCCAAAAGAAATTAGTTACGGCATTAAGAGTTCCAAAGGCATACTTAGGATTTGAGGAAGTTGTTGGTGATGGTAAGAACTTATCATTACAGGATATCCGTTTTGCAAGAACAATCAATAAAATTCAAAAGGCAATGATTGCCGAAATGAATAAAATTGCAATCATTCACCTATTCATTTTAGGATTTGAGGATGACTTACAAAACTTTACATTAGGATTAACAAACCCGTCGAAACAAGCGGATTTATTAATGATTGATGTGTGGAAAGAAAAAGTGTTATTATACAAAGATTTAGTTTCTGAAATCCCTAACACATTATCACCAACTTCGGCGACTTGGGCTAAGAAACATATTTTTGGTTTCTCTGATGAAGATATCAAATTGGATACTCAACAACAAAGATTAGAAAGAGCAGTTGCCGCTGAATTAGCTAATACTGCAACAGTTATCACTCATACAGGTATGTTTGATGTGGTTGATAAATTATACAAAACTAAATCAGGATCTACAGTAAATCCACCGGCAGGCGGGGAAGCATCTGCAGGTGGTGGAGGTGGAGGATCTTTCGGTGGAGGATCATTACCTGACTTCGGTGGAGGGGGAGAAAGTTCTCCTGAACCATCATTACCACCATTAGGTGGGGAAGAAGGTGGTGGAGCTCCTGAAGCACCTGCAGCACCGGGAGCACCACCTGAAGAAGAAGAAACATTACCTGAAGGAAAGAAAAACGATAATTTAAATATCTTATTAGAAAGTGATGATATTCATGGTGATAAGTACATTGATCTATCAAAAGGTAGAAATTCTTTAGGTTCAATCGAAAATGAATTGAGCAAATTATTAAGAGATTGATATTTATAATAAAAAAGATTATGAAATTCGGTAAATTAAAATCAAAAATAGAAAACAAATTAGTTGAATCATACAAAAATGGGACAATTAAGAACGATATGTCTAAATTTAACTCATTGGTGTTAAAGAATAAAAATGTATCTAAACTTTTCTACTTATATGATGAGTTAACATCAAATAGAGGTTTGAATGAATCAATCGCTAATGAATACATTAATCAAAGCATTACATTTTATGAGAATACGATTAATAAAATTAAACCTAGTGATTTAAAAGGTTTAAACTCTTGGTTAGAAGGAACTGAATATAACAATGAATATGATGTTGTTGATGATTTGTTCTCAACAGGTGTTACAAAATTAGAAGAAAAAATTACAAGTAAGAAAACAATTTTAGAAACAATAACAAAAACACCTAAAGAAAATAAAGATGTTGTGGCAATACCATTAAAAACTATGGTTGACATTGCAAACAAAACAATTAATAATTACGTAAGTGATTTAACTGAATCAGATCAGAAAAAATTAAAATCAATTCTATCTTTAAATGAAGATGAATTAAAAGAAAAATACGATACTTTAAAAGAGAGTATAATCTCTAAATTAGAGAAAATTCAAGAAAGTGAGCAAGATAACGAAGTAGGTGAAAGAATCAATGAAACAATTACAAAAGTTAATTCTGAATCATTTGACAAATTGAATTACTTAAAGCTACAAGAATTAAATAATAATCTTTAATCGTTACTCTTAAGTTTTTGACGATATATAGCCTTATTAAGAATTTCTCTATTTTTAACAGACCTTTTAGTGAACTCCTTCCTATCATTTAGGTGGGAGTTTTGTCTTGTTTTAATTACCTTAGATTTCAATTCTTTAAGAGCTTTCTCAATACCCCCATGTTTGGTTACTTGTACTATTAGCATATAATATTTTAATATTTATTTTATATTTGATATATATCACAAAATTAACTATTTTTTCATAAAATAAACATTGTATTATGGAAATATCAAATGAAAAAAGGGAAAACCTCAAAAATGAGCGGGTTTAGAAACTCAAAAATTACTTACGGAACCGTAGATTCCAAAAACTTCAAATCTTTATACTTAAATCTACAAACTTGGGTAGAACCCAAAATAGATGTTGAGAATTGGTCAAGACTCGTATTAAATATGAATAGATCAATTAAACATTCAATATTCAATCATATAGATAAACAGATGTTTGATGATAAATTTATTGTTGATATGGATTTACGAACAAGCGGATTATCAATAAAAAAGAAATCATTTATGAATTTAGAAATTAATCTTTATCTTATTGATGAGGTTGATTTTAAAGACTTAAAACTAAAACGTAAATTAAAAGATATCATTAAAGGAATATATAATGACGTATTACATAAGAACGATAATTTCAAATTTTATTTAACAAAAAACGGGAATGTTAAACCAATTAAAGTAAAAACCGAAAAAGTTTAGTATTTATAATAAAAAAATACTATGAGCGGTTATAAAATTTTAGGACCCCAAGATTCGGGAAAAGGTATTCTTATCGAATATGATGCAGGATATATTAATCCTAACGAGGGTCGTAATTTAGATATATTAAAAGAGTCAAGAAATATGCTTGACCATTCTAAACCATTTGAGTTCTATGCTGTATTACAGAAATATAACACACCTAATAGAAATGGTAGAGTTTATCCTGAGAAAATATTAAAGAGAGAAGCGGACAACTATAAGAAAATGATAGAGAAAGGTACCTCTCTTTCTGAATTAAATCACCCTGAATCATCATTGATTGATTTGGATCGTGTTTCTCACATTATCACAGAAGTATGGTGGGATGGACCTGTATTATTAGGTAAATTAAAATTACTTACAAGTCCGGGATTTCACGAAAGAGGGATTGTTTCCACAAAAGGAGATTTAGCGGCAAACTATTTACGTCAAGGAGTTACTTTAGGTATTTCTTCTCGTGGTGTTGGATCACTTAAAAAAGTGGGGGAACAAAATGAAGTTCAAGATGATTTTGAGTTAATTTGTTTTGACCTTGTATCTTCCCCATCTACGCCGGGAGCTTATTTATTCTTAGATAAGAATGACCGATTAAATTATGAAGAAAATTTAGATGAGGAGAAAAAAATGTCGGTAGAAAGAAATGTTGGGGAATCTGGTAACAAATCGCTTGACTTAATGAAAAGATTATCCGATTATTTAGGAAAATAATTATATATGGAACAAGGAGAAAAATATTTTGTGGCAAAGATCACATCAGATTTGTTAGACAGCGAATCAGGAAAGGTTAGAAAAGTTAGAGAAGAAAAATTGGTAATGGGTTATACCCCTACTGATGTTGAAGCTAAAGTAACCAAAGTATATGAACATTACACAATGGATTGGAGAATCACTTCAATTACTGAAAGTAAAATTGATGAGGTTATTGACTAATTTTTAAATTAATTACATTTTTTAAAATGGAGGTATTTTTTAATATCTCCATTTTTTTTTGTCTCAATGTTATAAAAATATGAATTTTTTCAAATAGCACACTATTTATATTGTAAAAACAACAAAACTATAATGAGCGAAAAAAAATCATTGGTTGAAGATACTTTCTTACAAATGAGAAATTTGGAAGAAGTTATTAACGAAAACGCAAAAGGAATACTTGCTTCTACAATGAAGGAAGAAATCAGATCATTAGTAAAAGAGTCCCTTAACGAGCAAGACGACGAAGAGGAGATTGACTTAGATGCTGAATTAGACGATACTGACGTATCTGACGATGAGGTTGATAACATCGGCGACGAAGACGAAGATGATGACCAATTAGACGTTATGGCTATGGACACAGAATTCGATGACGAAGACGAAGACGATACAATTGATTTGACGGGAGCATCAGCAGAAGACGTGTTAAAAGTTTTCAAAGCTATGGGACCTGAAGACGGTGTGATCGTAAAAAGAGAAGATGATATGATACATTTATCTGATGATAATAACGATGTAGACTATTTTATCCAATTAAGTGAATCCGAACAAGAAGATGACGAAAAAGAAATGTTGAAAAACGATGAACTTGACGAATCTTGGATGGAAGAGGAAGATGATGTTACTGAAACTATTTACGAAATCGAAATGGATGAGGAAGATGGTGACGAAGACGAATATCATTCACACTTAAAAGGTGAAATGGAAGAACGTTATCACATGGATCGCAAAGACCCTGAAGACGATGATGATGATTTTGATTTTGGTGACCTTGAAGACGAAAGTGATTGGTCTCAATTAGATGAAGATGAAGACGAAGAATTCGTAATTGAATCTAAATCTAATTTCAAATCAAAAGGAGTTGGTATGGGTAACGCATCAAAATTCAAATATGACAAAAAACCTAATCAAGGACAAGGTTTCAAAACAAAAATGAAACAAGGAACCAGAGGAGTTGGTATGGGTAAAGCGAAATTTGAATATAAAGAAGGTGAAAACATGGAAAAAGGTAAAAACACTACCGTTAAAAAAATGGAAACCAAAGAAGCGTCTCGTACGTTAGGAAATGGTTCTAATTTTAGAAAAGGTGGTTTACCAAAACCAAGAGCACATTCAAAAGCAAACACAGCAATCAAAAAAGAAAGCGTGGACACAAGAGAATTACAAGTTCTTAGAGAAAAAAATGAAGAGTACAGAAGCGCATTAAATGTGTTTAGAGATAAATTGAATGAAGTTGCAGTATTCAACTCAAACTTGGCTTACGCTACACGTTTGTTCACAGAACACTCAACTACAAAACAAGAAAAAATCAATATCTTAAAAAGATTTGATAGTGTTGAAACTCTTAAAGAATCTAAAAATTTGTATAAATCAATAAAAGACGAACTTTCTGACGTAGGTACTAAAGATAATACAATGACAGAATCATTTGAAAGAACAGTTGAAAAAACTCCAACATCTGGATCAGCAGTTAATTTAATTGAATCTAAAACGTATGAGAATCCTCAGTTCTTAAGAATGAAAGATTTAATGTCTAAATTAAAATAAAATAAACAAACAAAAATAAAAAACCAAAAAAAATGGGAGCATTATTAGAATCAGGTCTTGTTGGTAACATCGGTTTGAAACACCTTAAAGTTATCAAAGAAGATACAATTAACAAATGGGATAAATTAGGATTCCTTGAAGGCCTTAAAGGTCACCTAAAAGAAAACGTAGCTCAGTTATATGAAAACCAAGCTTCTTTCTTGATTAACGAAGCAACTTCTGAAGGTTCTAACGGAGCATTCGAAACTGTTGTTTTCCCTATCGTAAGAAGAGTTTTCTCTAAATTGTTAGCTAACGATATCGTTTCTGTACAAGCAATGAACTTACCTATTGGTAAATTGTTCTTCTTTGTACCTCGTATCCAAGGATATAATCCAGCTGGTACTGGAAATGAGCACTACGCACCAATCGGAGCACCTAACGGACCTACTGCAGGTGGTACAGGTAACTCAGGACCAGGAGCAGGATATCCTGACAATGCAGGTTCATTCGGAAAAAATCTTTACGATTTATTCTACGAAGGTGCTGAGGCAGGTTTAGATCCTCCAGGATTATTTGACTACTCTAAAGGTCGTTGGTCAGCAGTTACTGCAAGTACAACTATCCAAGCATGGTCAAATGGTCTTTTAGTTAACGCAAGTGTTAATAATGGAGCACCAGCAAATGGTGTTCAAATTGCAGCGGGTAACATAAGAAAAATGATCATCAAAATGTGTGGTTTTGCGGATACAGGAGCAGGTAAATTAATCGGTCCTGATGGAAATGAAATGGATAACGAATCTTTCCTTTCTGACCTTAAAATCTTCACTGATTTATCAGCGTTCTCTTCATCAACCACTCCTTGTGATGTTGTTGGTAAAGGAGCCGGTGTTGCAGTTCCATTGTTGTTTAGAGTTGTTACTCAACAATATGGTAAAGGTATTGTACAATACGGTAGCACAACACAAACTTATTTCCCTGGTGGATCTCCATCTGGAACAGCTTCTAACACAGGTAATGGTGGATCATTCAAAAATGTATGTGATGCTGACGGATGTATCTACTTAGAAGTTGATTTGTCTTGTCCAGTATGTGCGACTTGTGAATCTGACACATTAGACGGTTATACAGGAACTACTATTTATTCTGCAACTTCAGGTACTTCTTTCGTAGCGGTATTTAGAAGATACGAAGAAATGGAATTTGAAGACAAAATTGGAGAGGTATCTTTCGATTTGGATTCAGTAACTGTTTCCGTAACTGAAAGAAAATTAAGAGCACAATGGTCTCCTGAGTTAGCTCAAGACGTTGCGGCATTCCATAACATCGACGCTGAGGCTGAGTTAACAGCATTGTTATCTGAGCAAGTAGCAGCAGAGATTGACCGTGAGATCTTACGTGACTTGAGAAAAGGAGCGGCTTGGAACTTACGTTGGGAC